CTCGAAGTTCGCCATCGCGCCGGATTCTTCGAGCACGCGAGCGTGGCGGACGACCGTGACGGTTACTGGCCCGCCAGCCGGTGCGCCGCCTTGCATGGGCTGGTACACCACCGGCTCGCCGAACGTTTGCTGCATGACAGCATTCGCCGCCGCGTCGATGGTGGACCAGTCGGACATATCTGAGGATGCGGGTGGCTCGACAGCCAGCCCGCTTCAAGGCGTGGGCGATTAAGCGTTGGTGGCGAGTTCGTACAGAACCCAGATCTCCACTTGGCCGGCGGTTAGCGGGCCGGTGGCGATGGTTACATTGATCTTTCCCGCCGCCGACGTTTTGAATGGCGTGGCCGTGCAGGAAGGAGCAATTACAGCGTCGAGTCCGAGCGTGGCTTTCCCGGTCGCCGTCAGGATCGAGGCGCCGGACGACCCGGCCGTCGTGCCCACTGCAAGCGTCGCGGCACCCGTCGCCGCAAGCGCCACGGTGCTGTTGATGACACCACCGAATACGACGGCGTTGGCCGGGATCGTGTCGCTGTTCGCCGGCGTGCAGCTCGCACCCCCATCAACGGTGAAGTCGTAGAGCGCGTGTGCAACACGAACTCCCGTGGATACACCGGTCGCGCCTGGCAGAAAGCCATTGAGCCGGACACGCACGGTCGCATCGCCGGAGGCGCCGCCGGGAGCGGCCGTACCGCTTGGCTGCGCCAGTTCGGCCGTGCCGATCACCAGGTTGCCAGCGGAGGTGGACGTGGCCACCTTGTTCGTATCGTCCCAATACACTGCATCGCCCGAAGCGAACGTGCTGGTGTCCTTGGCGAGATCGAAGACCCCCTCGGCCACAATCTCCAGGGAAGCGTTTTGTGCGGCATCGAACGCCGCGATGCCAAAAAGATTCCCCACCTTGACGCCACCACCGGATTTCACCGCATAGGGCGCCGCAACTGTGAGGGTTTCCCCTCGATGAACGTAGTTCTGCATGATAGTGTTCTCCTGTTGTTTGGTTTTCCGTTTACGCGCCCGCGCTCTTTTGCAGGCCGCGATAATCGATTGCCGCCGCGCCGAAGTCCATGCGCGCCTTGATCTCGACGCCGTCCACTTCGAAGCCCTGGCGGGTTTCGATGTACACACCCTGCTGCCCTTCGAGGTAGCAGTATTCAAGCGTGTCGATCAACGCCGGATCGGTGAATAAGAACCAGTTGGTCGCGGTGCCGGTGTTGTTGTCGAGACGCGGCTCCACGACCGGGACGAGCGACCGGACCCACTCCGGCACGACCTTGGTCTGATCCGAGGACGCGATGTTGATCGGGTAGATCAGTTGCAGGGCATACGTTTCGAGCGACGGTGGCACCGCCATGAAGCGCGGAACCAGGTCGAGCGGCGTCCCCTGCGGAGCCTTCTGGAGCCGCATTTGCACGCGCGCTTTGGCAAGCGCCGTCAGCGGAGCCGCGTTGGTTACCGTGGGATCGATGCTGCTCGGAACACCGGTGAGCAGATTGCTGTGCGCGGTGTGGAAGATCGCCTTGCCGTCGAGCGTCATCACTACGTTCGCCGTGATGAGTCCCCAAACCGTGTTCGATTCGAGTTGCGCGGCGGCCACGCCTAGAATCGCCGGGATGCGAGTCATCGCCTGGAGATCGTCGTTGATGATGACCTTGCGGGTGATGGCCACGACCTCGCCGAAGGTCTGCAGCGAGTAGTTCGTGTTCATGTCGGTGAGGTTCGCCCGGTGGTATTCGCCCTTCTCGTTCAACTGCTGGAGGGCCGGTGCGTCGCTCAACTGAACACGATTGATCGGCTTGAAGTCGGGCGCGGTCACCTGGCGGCAGAACGGCTGGAAGGTGCGCGGGTAAGCCTCGTAGGCCTGGCGCAGCGTCTTGTTGGCGACGTTCGCCAGGATCGCGGGGAAGTCCGAGGTCGATTCCGCGCCGCCCCCGAAGAACTCCGCGCCCCGGCTTGGCGCCTGTAACGCCAACTCGGCGATCCGGTTCTTGGTCATGCCCCGATGGTTGATGCCGCGGATCTCCAGGGACTCGCGCGCCATCTCCATGAGCGACAAGCCCACGTACTCACGCCCCATCTCTTCCGCGCGCCGTTGATGCTCCGGGCCGCATCCGCTCAGCAGTTCGCCGGTCTTGGGATGCTTCGCCAGGAAGAACTTCGGATCGTGGCGCAGCAACATGGCGCACTGCATTGCCGCGAGCCGAGTCTCCCCGCCGTCGCGCGTGATGCTCAGCTCACTGCGCAGCGGCACCTCGCGCCCGCCCACGCCCTGCTGCCCCTTCGCGCTCAGCGCCGCGAATGCCTCGACGCTGAACTGATCCGGGGTCTTGCCGTCGGCGATGGCTTGACGTACAAAGTCATCCCCGAGAATGGATTTGAAACGGCCCGCGCGATGCTCGATTTCGACCACGCGCTCCCGCTCTAGTTTCACCGCCTCGCCGCGTGCCGCGACGAGGGCCTGCTCGTTCTGACGGGCCTCTGCGCCCGCCGCCTGCGTAGTGGTTTCCATGGCAGGTTTCTCCTTTGGTGGGCTGGCTGCCCGTGTTGATTGCTCGCCGCTGCTTGTCGTAGACAAAGTTTGGGCGGACAAAAACGTTGTGCTGAAATCGGCCGGGATCGGAACCACCGAAATCTCAAACGGCTCCCAATCGGTCGCCGTGAACATCCCGATCTCGTTCGGGTTACTATAGGCGGGCTTACCTTCCGGCATGCCCTCGGTCTGTGCCTGGACTTTCGTTTTCTCACGGCTGTAGATCCACGCTCCGAAGCTTAGGTTCTGCACGATCCCGTCGGAGACCTTGCGGAACAACTCCGCGCCGTCCTCGTCGCCCAGATCGAACTGAAGCGTGGCCATTCCGTTCGCGCCGTCCGCCCAGGCTTTCTTCACTACGCCGACTTGCGCCTTCGTGCCGGGCTTCCCCGCGGCCACGGATTTGTAGTCGTCGCCGGTGAAGTGTGTGTCGAAGATCGGTGCGCCTGCGTTCAGCCGGTCGAGGCGCGCGCCATCCATGTCGAGCGTGAGCATGTACGGCTCGCCCGTATCGGGATCGCGTCTCGGGACCTGCGCGCCGGTGTACCAAACGACGTCAATCGTGCCGTCCTTCTCGTTCGCAGTGCTGGCGACCGGCTTGGCATCCGCTGCCGCGAAAAACTCAAGCGCTTGAGCTTCTGTCATGCGTGACTCCTTTTCTACGAGCGATAAAGTCTGGAGGGCGAATCCCAGGACCGTGAAGCGCCTACACCAGCCAGCAGTTCGGTGATGGCCGCAGTGTCGCCGCCCTGATTCGAACTGCCGACAGGATTCTTGGGAGCGCCGACTGCGGGCTTCGAACTCGGCGTGCGCTCCTCAGTTCCGGCGGGCTGCTCCTGGCCGCGATCGGTGACGTTCCGCGGGTCGCAGTCCAGAATGATTTCGAGCTTGTCCAGCACCTTGTTGATTGCCGCGATCTTCTGCAGCCGTTCTTCCGGGTCGTAACCGTTGCGCGAGATGGCCTCGAACAGATCGAGCGTCCCGGTGCGGATCATCTTGAGTTCCGCCTGGGAGTCCTTCACCGGATCGACGCTCTCGAACTTCGGCGCGGTCCATTGCACAGCATGGATCGCGACCTTCGGATCATCGAGAGCCTTCTGCGGAATCTTGCCCTGGAGGATCAACGCGTCTACAAAGCGCCGCCACACCGGCATGCAGAACAGCGGGATCAACGTCAGCCAGCGGTAAGCCTCCACCGTGTTACGGAACCCCAACATGCCGCCGCGCCACGACGAGTAGTTCACCTGCGACATATCGCCGGTGCCGAGTTCGTAGGGCAGGCCAATGCCGGCCATGATCCCCTGCAGCTCGGTCATCTTGTATTCGCGATAGCCGCCCGCCGCCGGAGGATTGTTGAACTTGATCTCCTGGCCCGGCTTCAGATACTCGACCATTCCAGGCTGGAACGTTTCCACCGGAGCTTTAGTGACGGGGTCCGTGCCCGATATGCCGAGCGGGTCGCCCTCGATGCCCTCTGGTTGCTGCACGAATGCCGTGACACACGCCTCCACTTTCTTGCGGACCCGTTCGGCGTCGCAGTAATCATCGAGGTCCCGGAGCGCCATCATCACCGGCGACAGCCACGGCACACCTCGCACCTGGCCGGGCCGGAGCACGCGATAGACGTGCATGATCTGCTCGGCCGGAACCGGCTGGCTGATGATTCCGCCGCGCGGATTCAGGATCAGCACGCCGCCCGGGTGATATGTGAATAGCCAGTAGGCGACGCGGCGTCCGAGGTCGTCGAACTGCACGCCCTCCATCACGTGTCCGTTGACCAGCCCCATCGTTCGGGCCTGGTCCAGAAAGTCAGCCTCCAGCATCTGAAGCTGCAACGGCACGCGCAGACCAGCAGCAGCAAGACGCGGACGAAACCGCACGAG